TTCTCGCCAAGAAGAGAGGCTAAGCATTCAATGCTGCGACTCTAAGACAGACATTCTATTAGACGGCCTAATTAGTAGGAATGATTTCGCCTGCATGCTGGAAGAAAAGCTTAATGAAATTAAGGAAAGATTGATCGAAGAAGTAAAGACACTTTAGCGGTGGAGAGTAACAGTGAGTGAAATTTTTATTTATGCAGTATTAATCCTTATCTTTGCGCCCCTATCGCTAAGGCAGGGGATTATTAATAGCTTTAAGATCGGCTATTACGAAACAAAACTTAAAAACCGTGGCGTTGATGTAAGTCACATTGAAAATATCGGGATTATTGGAATCCTCAAATACAAGGAATAGAATTATGCAAGATTGGCAAGTTCAATTAATGCTTCAAGCTCAGGCCGTTATAGTTAGGGTTGAGGGCATGAAGGCAGAGAATCAACACTGTTTATTTAAAAATATGGCGCCAACATACACATTTGATTATTTTTATAGCGCTGCGGATGAAATAAACGGTATTGCTCAGGCAATGGCGATATAAGAAGACATAAAAAAACCCGCTATTCTACGTAGCGGGTTTTTTATTGGGTGTGTGAAGCACCCCAGGACCAAATACCATGATTTTGCCGGGCAACAAATCCGACAAAGTGATTATAGTCTATTTACTCTCAAGTTCAAGCAGCTCACTCCTTTCTTTTTTGAATTTATCCTTTTTCTTTGTCGTATCGAACTCAGGTAGTACTGAAGAGCTCCCGCACCTACAATTCCAAGGGCTGAGGCCAATACGGCGCCGGTATTCTTTCGGAGTCATCAAAACGCCGTGAAACGTGGCGTGAAGGTGCCTAACGAGGGAATCACGAACGGTGAGCCAGCGTAAAAGTATTTCCTCATCTATCTCTTCGGCTGATCGTTCAGTTTCATTTGCCGTTGAGTGCTGATAAGCCTGTATTGTTTCTGTTCTCGCAATTACCCGCGCCCGCGTGCGGCTAACGTCTTGACGGGCCACCATTTCACGTACGACGGTATTTATGCCTTTGCCCTGCGATACGCCATCAAACAATATTTGACGCGTCTCAGTAGCCATGGCATCAGCCCAACCCTTTAGTTTTTTATACGATCGTGAATATAAAAACTCTAATGAGTCGGCGTGGATAGGGGCGATTGCTGCGGCTGACCCAATCGATGGGGTAGCTGTAAATACTGTAAGACCCTGCGAGACTAGCGTCTCGCTTGCCGTTGGCACTATGCCGGCACCCTGCGAAATAAGGCTTCGTCGTATCGATTCAACGCCGCGCTCGTAGCTCTGCAGCTGATAAACAGCCTGCCAATTCGGGGCCTCAGGCGTGACAATTAAAAGCTCTTGAATTTGCCGCTCTAAAAACGCCATATAGGTGCGTTGCTGCGAAGGCTCCAAGGCAAAGATTTCCTCTGCGTTGGTAATAGATGCCAATTTATTTAAGCGCCTAAGCTCATCGACAGTGACCTTTTTGAACTCGGCCCACCGTCGGTTTACCTCGCGAAGCCAATTCTTTTCGATTGTGCGCGTGCGCGTGGGGTTTTTGGTTAAAGCCATTACTCTTCGGGCTCATCAGTCGAAGGCTCAAAATCCTCATCAATAACATCGTCAACGCCGCACGCCTGAAGCGCTTTTTCAGTGTCCAAATCATCACCCCCTGGCTGAGTCTTAGCTTGAGTGATTTTAAGAATCGTATCGGCCTTTTTGTTGCCGTTCTCGATTCGCTCTTTATCCGTTGCGGCTTCTTGAACTGGGAATTTGATTTCATAATTTTCAGGAAGCTCGAGCATTTGTGCGGATTCTAGAATTTCGAATAATCGTTCGACACGCCCAACACAAAACGTAAATTGACGATCATTTATGACCTGATTTCTTGCTAGCTGATCCTCGCTACCCGCAAGCTGCCCAGACCCCTCACCAGTCAAAACTCGTATGGGTTCGCCCGTATATCCAGAAATCTCCCACAATGCCACCTTAACCGTGTCTAGTGGTGAATGGTGGTCGGTTGGTAAAGTCTTGACTTTAGCGCCAGCGGCAACGGTATGGTCTTGAAAGTTGTTTGTATAGTCCTCGGCGCCGTCTTGAAATTTTTGCTTTTGGACTGGATCAGATAACAGCCCAGCTGCGAACTCTTTATCGACTTCATAAGCGATTTTTCCTTTAGCGTTACGGAAATACGCCTCGGACGCGCCGCCGGTAGCTTTATCGATGTCTAAGATTCTATTCATGACCGGCTCGAGCGAGCCCATACCCTCAATATCTGAATCAAGAGCGTTTTCGTTTAGGTGAATAACTCGCGACCAATGCGCCCGAATGCTGGTTACCTGAGTGTCCTTTTCGTCACCGTCTCGCGGTATCCGCTGCAATTGGTAAATTTTAGGTAGTCCAAACCTTGAGTTTTTCGGGTCATCTTCTTGCTGTAAAATCTCAATGCCATCATATGCGTATGGCGAAAAATATATCTTATCTAGAAAGTCCTTACCTCGAATCACGGGCCCAACCTCTTCAAAAGATTCTTTTCCATCAGGAACACCGACAAACAAAACAGACATTCGGCCAATTCTATTTAGAGCATCAGCACTTTCAATCTTTTTCAAGAATCCCGCGCGGTTTAAGTCTTTGATTTGCTCCTCTAGTATTTCAACATCAATACCTTCATTGTCTTCAGTAAATACTTGAAAACCGTCACGCCAGCACGATTTAGGCATACCGTAAACAATACGGTGTGCAATACCCATCCGGCGTGAATAGCGGTACATGAACTCAAATCCTCTAGTCCCAGACAGCGAGCGCGGGTAGCCGTAAACCTCGTATATGTCGCGCTTGCCATTGTGAGATATGCCAAGCATTTGCGAGAACTGACCCCGCATAGTAGACATTTGACGCGATACCGCGTTAGTCATTACGTGAATTTTTTGATTTAATCCTGCGATAGTGGCTTGTTTTGTCACGATAATGGCCCGTTCGTCTTCGATAATAGATTTTTGGAGTATAGCGGGTTTAAAAAACCATCGCACCCATCATAAGTTTATTTCGTGCATTGGTCATAACGTAAGAGTCGCCGATGTTCGGTGATTTCTGACCAATACGTTTTTCCATATCCTTTTTAGATTCGACTTTCTTTTTCGAATTTACGCCAGATTTAACCCATAACGGTGAGGATAACTCACGGCATAGTTTATTGAAAACTTCATCATCCTGAATATCGATAGAGCATAAATCCTCAGGCTCTTGATCAGTTTCGCCCAACACTATGAATCTATACGTGTTGTAGAGCTTTTGCGCTGTAATTCCCCACACCTGGGCTTTAGCGTTCGAGTATTCTTCGGTCCACGTCTTTTCAGTGCCTTCTATTTTAAGGTCCGGGTCGGTCGGTGTGTCGCCAGCATTGAAGGCATTAACCCTTATATGAAGCGCGGCACTTGGATTAGCCTTTTTCTGATCGTCAACGAATACGGCCACGCCATCACCTAAGCCGCCACACTCATCATAACTAAAGCGGTCGGCCCGATGCTTAAGTGCCATCGAGAACGCACGCTTGGTGGCAATACGCATATCATCAGAACGCACCCATTCATCAATCTCAGTTAAAACGTTTCCATCGACATAAACAACGGCGTGAGAATCTTTACCTTGGCCCGCTGGATCATAGCCCACCTGTTTTTTACCGGATTTTTTGAATAGCGGGTTATTGCTCGCGAATCTAGCCGCTTTGACCCAGTCTGAATCAATAATAACGTCTTCGCCTGCACCTTTGGGCTTGCCTAACCATTCATGCTCATAATCTTTAAGGGGCCTAGTTTTCTGAAAGTGCAGGCGTTGGCGCTCGAGGTGAGGCGGGAAAAATAGATTGTCTGAATAGTTAAGCAGCTTTGAAACTGAGTGAGGCGGCGGGCTAACAACGAACCTTTGGTAAGTGTCGTCTAGCTCGTCGTCTGGGTTAAATATAACTATAACAATTGGCGTGCCGTCGCGGGTAATTCGGTCCTTTGGGCGTATCGATGGAAGTAATTTATCCCATGATAATTTACTGATATTTTCGGACTCTTCGCATAGAACAATATCAACATCCGCTATTGATTTAAGGTTTTTGATATTGTT